CCTTCTGTTTCATCTAATACATCCATTAATTCTTCAAGTCTTCTATTTTTAACTTCTTGTACTTGACCATCATCAGATTTAAAATGACCACAAGTAATTTGATGTAGTCTCATTAATTGAGATAACACATTTGGTGCACTTAATACTTTACCATTCATATGTGCAATAGCCATTTGTTTCATTGTTGAATATAATTTTTTTTGTTCATCAGTAAGTTCAACAATTCTTTTGATATATATTTTTTCTGGTAAGTCTAAACAATCTTCTTTTAATACTCTGTAAGAAAAAGGTTCTAGTTTACCAGATAGTTCATCTAATCTTTTGTATGAAACAACTAATTGAACTCTTCTACCACCAAAATTTCTTTCAACCATTTGTGCGTATCTTTGTCTAAAAGCATAGTAAGATTGAAAACCTAATAACCAAGGATCTAAAAATTCACATTGTTTATATAAATCTAATGGTGATTTAGTTACAGGTGATCCTGTAAGTATTCTTCTATATTTTGCTCGTTTACCAAGTTCTACAATTGTTCTAGTTCTTTTTGCAGTTGGTGTTTTAATAGTTGTAGATTCATCAATTGCCATAATTGTATTATGGCAAGATAAAAATTTGCTAGCAAACTCAACTCCTTTTTTAGTTGAGAAAGCTTCAACATTCATTACTAGGATGTGAAGGTCATAGTCTACTTTAAATAATTCCTGATACTCTTTATCCTTAGTCTTGGATGTTAAAGCAGTCCATAGTACCTTTTTATGTTCGATATGACTAGGTAAATGATTAGGAATTTCTTGAGAAAACCAGTTTCTATATACTCCTTTTGGTGCTATAATAAGCGCCGCATTTATTTTACCTTTATCATAAAGCATAGCAATATTATCTACTAATACTTTTGATTTACCTGTACCCATTTCCATAAAATAGGCATAGGATTCTTTATCCCACGATTTTTCTAATGCCGTAAGCTGATGCGCATAAGGCTTAGTCTTAAATTTATAGTTCATAATTATTTTTTACTTTCTATGTTGACAAAGATATAAGAACAATTATATACCTTGTCAAGAGAATAAAATAAAAGAAAGTAGACAAAATGAAAAATAAAATATTTGAGTTATATAAACCAAAATCTTTACAAGAGTTTTTGCAATTTCAAAAAGAAAACCCTACTGAAAATTTTGTTTATGTATTACAACATCCACCTGCTAATATAAATATATTAGGTGCATCAGACTTTGGTTATTTAGTTATATGTATGCCTAATTATGGCCCAGATTCACAGATAATATTTTCATCATCACCTTTTGTGTTTAAGATGAAAAAGAATTTAAGAGATTTTAAAGAAACAGATTATGTATTGTTAACAGGAGATCCTGCAATTATAGGAGTATCTTGTGCAATCGTAAGTGACCAAACCAATGGTAAATTTAACCTCTTGAAATGGGATCGAAGAGAGGCTAAATATTATCCAATAACATTCGATCTCTACCAGAAAGGATAAAAATGAGTATAGACTTTGAACAAGACAAACAAAACATAGTCGAAAAAACTGATTTAGAATCTTTATCTAATCAGTGTATTAAGTTATTAGATTTAGAAAAACAGATAGAAATATCTGAAGATAAAACTAAAGAACTTAAAAAACAATATGATAAAATTAGTTCAGAAGTAATCCCTAGTATATTATCAGAACAAGGATTACAATCTTTGAAACTTGCTGATGGTTCAACTATAGAAATAAATAAAAAATATAGTTGTACAATACCAAAAGACTTAGAGAAAAAAGCATCAGCATATAAATGGCTTCGGGACAATGGCTTAGGTGATCTTATTAAAAATGAGGTTGCTGTAAGTTTTGGTCGTGGAGAAGACAACAAGGCGAAGCAAATGCTAGACCTTGCAGCTTCAAATGGATTTGAGCCTCAACAAAAAGAAAAAGTTGAGCCAATGACTTTGAAAGCTCTTTATCGGGAGCGTATCGAGGCCGGCCTTGATATGCCTTCCGATATCTTTCACACTTTTGTGAAGGATGAAACTAAAATCAGCCGGAAATAGGAGAAACGCAAATGGCGAACAATGAAACGGGAAACGTGACAATAAAAAAAGAACATCTGCCTTCAGCAGATTTGTTCGAAGCTGATGCCCTTCAGGGTTTTCAGAATATGGATCAGCAAGATTTAGCTCTTCCATTTTTGAGAATACTTGGACAGCTTTCACCACAAGTAAATAAAAGGGACTCTAAGTATATAAATGGTGCCGAAGCAGGTATGATTTATAATACGGTGACGAACCAACTTTACAATGGTGAAGACGGGATAGATGTAATTCCTTGTTATTACAAGAGGGAATACGTTGAATGGCAAGATAGAGGCGAAGGAGCAGGTGCTCCTGTAGCAATACATTCTGCATCTAGTTCTATTATCCAAGAAACTACTAGAGATTCTATGGGTAAAGATAGATTGAAGAATGGTAATTATCTTGAAAATACTGCTTCATACTATGTGATGGTATGTAAGGAGAAAAGTGCAGAAACTGCTTTGATTACTATGAAATCAACTCAGTTAAAAGTAAGCAGAAACTGGAATTCAATGATGAATGGATTGAAACTTCAGGGTAAAAATGGTCTGTTTACTCCACCTATTTTTAGCCACATATATAAGCTAAAAACTGTACAACAGTCTAATGACAAGGGAACTTGGTTTGGTTGGACTGTAAATAAGGTGGGGCCTGTGGGAGACAAAAATTTGTACGAGCAGGCAAAAGGATTTGCTGAAAGCGTTAAGGCTGGCGATGTTCAGGCTAAACACAGCAAAGAAGAGAAGAGTGAAGACAACACACCATTCTAAAAAAAATAAGGGGGAACATTAGTTCCCCCTTTACAATAGGAAAAGAAATGATAATGAAGAAAGATAAATTTAAATCAATATTCGAAGGTCTGACTATTGCGTATGGTCAGTATCAAAAAGGAGATCGCGCAGAAAATGGTAAACAAAAAGGCAAGGCATTCATTGTTCGAAAGAATGTTAGCGATGACTTGTGGGAAAACCATTTACAAGGCAAAGGTGCGGCTCTGGGCATCATCCCCATTAATGAAAATAATTTATGCAAGTGGGGTTGTATTGATATTGACGAATATAATTTTGACCACACTAGCTTCGTACAAAGCGTACGCTCAGCTAATCTCCCCTTAGTAGTTTGCCGTAGTAAATCAGGCGGCGCACACGTATTTTTATTTACCAAAGAATTTATACCTGCATCTTTGATGCAAAATACTTTAAAGAAGATGGCAGCAACTTTAGGATTTGAAGGTTGTGAAATATTTCCTAAGCAAACAGAAATACTCGTAGATCGTGGAGACACAGGAAACTTTTTAAATTTACCTTATCATAATGAAATGAAAGGATTGCGTTATGCTATTAAAGATGATGGGAACGCGGCTAGTATAGATGAATTTTTTGAACTGTATGATAAATATGTTCAAGATAAATTAGAAGAAGTAAAAATAGAAAAACCAAAAATAGTAGAAGCATTTCAAGATGGCCCACCTTGTTTAAATAAATTAGCTAAAGATGGATTTGGAGAAGGTGCAAGAAACAATGCTTTATTTAATATTGCAGTTTATTTTAAACAAGCAACACCAGATAGATGGGAAGATGAATTAGTAAAAGCAAATCAAGAACATATGGTACCACCATTAAGTAATGGTGAAGTTCAACAATTAATTAAATCAGTTAATAGAAAAGGATATGATAAGTATAGATGTAAAGATGCACCTATCAATTCAGTATGTCAATCAGGATTATGTAGAACAAAAAGATTTGGTGTAGGATTTGGTGAAGAAGAAATGCCTGTACTTGGAAACTTAACAAAGTATGCATCAAAACCACCACAATGGTTTTTAAATGTAGATGATGCAAGAATAGAATTAAAAACAGAACAACTTTATAATGCAGGTTTATTTGCATTGGCTTGTTTAGATCAAGCAAACTTAATTGTACCAGTACCAAAACCAAAAGATTGGAAACAATATTATTTAAAACCTTTATTAGATAAAGGACTACAAGAAGTAGAACCATTAGAATCTTTAGATCCTAAAAATCAAATATTAGGATTACTTCAAGATTGGACTACCAATAGACAATCAGCAAGAACAATGGAAGATATATTTAATAGATTACCTTACACAGATGAGAACAGAGAGTTTACTTATTTTAGAATGGAAGACTTTTATAATTTTTGTAAGAAAAACAATTGGGAAATGGATAAAACTAAAACAGGTAATTTAATTAAACAATTAGATAACTTTGTAGGAGAAGAAAGAAAAGAGCTCAAGGGTGGAACTCCAAGACTAATTAAAATACAGACAATGAAAAAAGTAAAAACATCTGTATCTAAAGTACCTTATCAGGAGGATCATTTCTAATGCCTAAAGGTGCAATCGTAAAAAATATAAAAATAGATAATCATAAATTTGAATTAGAAATATATCCAAGACTAGAATGCACTAGAGATATTGCTTGGGAAATATTTTCAGAAAATTATGAAGGATGTTTATATGCATTTAGTAATAAAGAAAAAATAATAAAAACTGTAGAAGGTAAGTATATTTTTGAACCAAAAAAGAATAAATGAAAACAATAATATTGGGGCCACCTGGAACAGGAAAGACAACAACTTTGTTGAACTTAGTCGATCAATTTATTCAACAAGGTATTAGACCAAAGCAAATAGGATATTTTTCATTTACTAAGAAAGCTGCAGTAGAAGCTGCTACCAGAGCTGCAAATAAATTTGGTTTAGATATAGAAAACGATCTAGAAAATTTTAGAACACTACATTCTTATGCTTTTAAAATGTTAGGGATGACAAAAGAAAAAATGATGTCAGTAGATAACTATAAAGAGTTTGGTCAAAAGTGTAATATACCTATTAAGACTGCAAAATATTCTTTAGAAGATGGAACATTTAATTCTGACAATGAGTATCTAACCATTATTAATACTGCGAGAGTTAGAAGAATGGATCTATTAGAATACTATGATTCAAGACAAAACATATTAGATATTGAAAGAGATACTTTGTATTTAATATCAGAAGAATTAAAAAGATATAAAGAAGAAAAGAGAATGAAAGATTTTACTGATTTAATTGAAGACTTTATAGACAAAGAATCAACATCAAAATTTGAAGTATTATTTATTGATGAAGCACAAGACTTATCTTTACTACAATGGGAAATGGTTAGAAAAATTTGGAAGAATGCAACTAAAACTTATATTGCAGGTGATGATGACCAAGCTATATTTAAATGGGCAGGAGCTGATGTAGATCATTTCATTGCTTTAAAAGGTGAAGTAGATGATATTAAAACATTAGATCAATCATACCGTATTCCGGGTGGGCCAATACACGAGCTCTCTCAAAAAATAATTAGTAAAGTTCAAAACAGATTTGATAAAGAATATAAACCAAGAGTGGAAGAGGGTATTTTAAAAAGATATTCTGATGTAACTCAGGTTAATATGTCTGAAGGAAATTGGTTAGTACTTTCCTCCGCTAACCATTTCCTTGATGACGTAAAAGAATTATGTGAATTAAGAGGATGGTATTATCAACATAAAGGACAAAATTCTGTTAAGCTAAAACTTTTATTAGCTCTAAATAATTGGGAACAATGGAGACAAGGTTGTCAACTCACCCACATAGAAATAAAAAATATCTATGAATATTTAGGGACTAGTGTTGCAGATGGTTTTAGAACAGGAAAATTATTCCGATCTGAAGAAAAATATACTTTAGAGGAATGTAAAGAAAAGTATGGTTTGCTTACTGATAAAGTTTGGTATGAATCATTTGAAGGTCTAGATAATTTTACAGAAAATTATATTAGAAATATGAGGGCAAATGGTGAACAAATCAATAAGAACCCTAGAATAATAATGTCAACAATACACGGAGCGAAAGGAGGAGAAGCCGATAAAGTATTAATTCTACAAGACTTAACTAATGCAGCTTTAGAAACATTTCAACACGATCCAGATGAATTACATAGATTATTTTATACTGGAACAACTAGAGCTAAAAGAGAGTTACATATTGTAGATCCAAAAAACTTTGATCGCGCTTATTTACTATGACCAATAAAGATATGTTTGATGAAGTATTTCCACAAAATAAACAGATAGGCGGGAGTCACTATAAAGACTTTCACATTCAACCTTATGAATTTATTTCTAAGAATGACCTTTCTTTTTTTCAAGGAAATGTTATTAAGTACGTCTGTCGTTATAAAAATAAAAACGGCATACAAGATTTAGAAAAAATAATTCACTACTGTGAACTAGAAATTAAAAAGTTGAAAGATGACAAAAGAAAAAGGTAGAAAATGGGATGGTCGTAGTAGACCTACCAATGATTTGTATAAGAAAAATTTTGATGAAATATTCAAAAAGAAAAAAGATAAATCAAAGAATGAGGAGAAGAAGAAATGAATGTTTACACAGAGTTTATGGGTTTATGTATAATAACAATCTATTTATTTAATTTAGTATGAGAAGTACACAAATACCTTTGTTTGCACCCGAAACAGAATGGGTGCAACCTGAAGAACTAAAAGATCTATCGCACTATAGTGAAATAGCAATTGACTTAGAAACCAATGACCCTGAACTAACGACTTTAGGATCGGGGAACGTGGTTGGTAGAGGACATATTGCAGGTATTGCTGTAGCTGTAGAAGGATGGTCTGGCTATTATCCAATACAACACGAACAAGGTAATATGGATAAAGGTTTAGTAATGTCTTGGTTAAAAGATGTACTTAAACAAGAGAACACTACCTTTATATTTCATAATGCAATGTATGATGTGTGTTGGTTAAGATCTTATGGACTAGAAATTAAAGGTAAGATTGTAGATACAATGATCGCGGCATCTTTAATAAATGAAAATAGATTATCTTATCGATTAGATTCTCTTGCAAAAGAGTATTGTGGTTTAGGTAAAGATGAAAAGATTTTACAAGCGGCGGCAAAAGAATATGGATTAGATCCTAAAAAAGATATGTGGAGATTGCCAGCAATGTATGTTGGACAATATGCAGAAAGAGATGCTGAGTCTACTTTAAAACTTTGGCAACGATTACAAATGGAATTGTATGCACAAGAGCTGATGGACATATTTAATTTAGAGACAAGATTATTTCCTTGTTTAGTTGATATGCGATTCAAAGGAGTAAGAGTAGACCTTGATAAAGCAGATCAAATCAAGAAAAATTTACAAAATAGAGAAGCTAAAATAATCAATAGAATCAAGGATTTAAGCGGGATTAATGTAGAAATTATGGCGGCAAGATCAATTGCAAAAGCATTTGATAATCTTAATCTTCCATATGATCGAACAGAAAAAAGTAAAGAACCAAGTTTTACAAAAAACTTTTTAGCAACTCATCCACACGAACTGCCAAAACTAATTGCTGAAGCTAGAGAAATAAATAAAGCACATAGTACTTTTATTGATTCTATAACTAAGCACGCAGTCAAAGATAGAATACACGCAGACATTAATCAAATACGATCTGATGATGGTGGAACAGTTACTGGAAGATTTAGTATGTCTAACCCTAACTTACAACAAATACCCGCAAGACATCCTGAACTTGGCCCAATGATTAGATCTATTTTTATTCCTGAAGAAAATACAAAGTGGGGAACATTTGATTACTCTCAACAAGAACCAAGAATATTAG